GAACTTGGTGAAGATGGCAGAAAGAAAATGTTTAAGGATCTTGTATGAACGAACAATTGAGAGAAGTCTTGTTAATTACACAAGAAGAATGTGCAGAAGTTACACAGGCTATTAGTAAATGTTTTAGATTTGGATTAGATAATGCCAAACCGGGTAAACCATTAACTAATGCTCAACACCTAGAAGGCGAAATTGGGGATTTACTTGCAATGATAGATCTGTTAAAATATTATAATGTTGTCAGTGATGACGGCCTAAATACTGCTAAACAAGCAAAAATTGAAAAACTAAAGATTTGGTCTAACATTTACGAAAGTAAAGAAAATGTTTAAAACAATTTACACAGAGGTAGAAGTTGATGTCGATCTTGCAGATTTTGACACAGACGATTTGCTAGAAGAATTGGAAGAACGTGGTGCATTGCCCGTTGACGGCAATGTCAATGCCAAAGAAATTTTAGAAACAATCTATCATAAACGTAGACTTGGTCGTAGAGATTACGAACAAGAATTGGATCAATTAATTTATACCGGATTAGGAAAAATAGTATGAGCAAAATCAAAGTCAGTGAACTATTTTATTCTGCACAAGGTGAAGGTCGCTTCATAGGCGTACCTTCTGTCTTTTTGCGCACATTTGGATGTAACTTTAAATGCGCAGGCTTTGGGTGTGCTCCGGGAGTTAAGTCGACAGAAGCAGATGAAATTGCCAAACAAGTACATTTATACAAAGATTTTAACAGTCTTCCGTTAGTTAATACAGGGTGTGATAGTTATGCTAGTTGGCATCCGGCATTTAAAGACCTAAGTCATGCGTATAATACTGATGAAATTGTTGAAAAGATATTAGCATTAACTCCTAATAAAAAATGGGTACAGGATAACGGAAACGATGTACATTTGGTTATTACAGGCGGTGAGCCATTACTAGGTTGGCAGAAAGGATATGAAGAAATACTTACACATCCTAATATGCAAGACTTACGCAATCTTACATTTGAAACAAATGGTACCCAATGGTTACATGATAAATTTAAAGAGGTTTTAGATGAATGGTATTTTTCCAATAGAGAAATAACCTTTAGTGTCAGTGCTAAGTTAAGTGCTAGCGGCGAAAAATGGGATGAAGCAATTAAACCTAATATTGTTGAAGAATACCAACAATGGGGACATGTATATCTTAAATTTGTAGTAGAAACAGAAGAACACTTTGCAGAAGTAGATAAAGCTGTAAAAGAATTTCGAGATGGTGGATTTAACGGAGTTGTATATGTTATGCCCCAAGGCGGTGTAGTTACTCCATATGCCGCAAATCGTGTTAAAGTAGCCGATTGGGCAGTTAGCAAAGGTTATTACTATAGTCCAAGATTGCACGTTGATCTATGGGGAAATGGATGGGGCAAATAATTATGTTAGCTGAATTTTGGAATAATTTTAAAAATAGATTTAAAAAAGATAAAGAAGCCAAAAAATATTCTAGTTCCCCAACTACTGAAAAAGAATTAGCTACTGCTAGAAAAGAGCCATATATAACAGTTTTACAAACTCATGTAAATCCAGATAATGTACGTAATGGATTTTTTGAGCTTGACTGGAATGACTATTTTGTGTTACAATTAAGACAAGCCGGATATGAAGGTGAATTTGAAGAGGAAATTGTTGATCAATGGTTTCAAGACCTCTGTAGGAATGTAGCCGGCGAAGAAGGTATGTCTTTGGACAGACGTCCAATGGGATATATTAATATTAAAAAAATGGTCGATGGTAAAACAGAAGTTAGTTAATGACATATATTATAGTTGATACAGCAAATACATTCTTCCGTGCTCGTCACGTTGTTCGAGGTGATGCTAGTGAAAAAGTTGGAATGAGCTTGAGCATCATTCTTAACTCAGTACGTAAAGCATGGAAAGACTTTGGAGGCAAACATGTGGTGTTTTGCTTAGAAGGTCGAAGCTGGCGCAAGGATCATTATGCTCCTTACAAACGTAACCGCACCGACGCTCGGGCCGCTCTAAGCCCTCGCGAAGCTGAAGAAGATAAACTATTTTGGGAAACATTTGATCAGTTTAAAGAGTTCATTACAGAAAAAACTAACTGTACTGTATTACAACATCAGCAATTAGAAGCAGATGATTTGATCGCTGGCTTTATTCAATCGCATCCAAATGACAATCATGTTATTATTTCGACAGATGGAGATTTTGCACAACTTATTGCCCCTAATGTTAAACAATATAATGGTGTAATGCAGATTACTACCACACATGAAGGATACTTTGATGAAAAAGGTAAACCTGTCGTTGATAAGAAAACTAAACAAGTTAAGCCCGCACCAGACCCAAAATGGTTACTCTTTGAGAAGTGTATGCGTGGTGACACATCAGATAACATCTTTAGTGCTTATCCGGGAGTACGTGAGAAAGGCACAAAGAATAAAGTTGGTCTCCGTGAAGCATTTGCCGACAGGGACACTAAAGGATATAATTGGAATAATATGATGCTTCAGCGTTGGACCGATCATGAAGGTGTAGAACATCGTGTATTAGATGATTATAATCGTAATGTTAAATTGTGCGACTTGACAGCACATCCAGAAGATATTAAACTTATTATACAAAATACAATAAAAGAAAATATTGAATCTAATAAAAATATCAGTCAAGTTGGTATTAGACTTTTAAAATTATGTGCCGAACACGATTTACAAAGAATCAGCGAGCAGGTGCAAAGTTATGCAGAACCATTAAATGCAAGGTATACAATATGAACGCAACAGCAAAAACAATTATTCCAAATAAATCTTGGATACTTGAAAACGATGGTATTAAGGTTGGAACTTTAAACAAAGAAAAAAAAGGATTTAGTTTTTATCGAAAAGGCATAAAAGTTAACATCGGTGATATTAATGAAGTCAATAATGAATTTGGGGTTCCTATATTTGAAGAAGGAATTAAACGATCTAAAATTCCACAGGTAACTACTAATAATTCTATATATGATTATCCATGCAGTAGTAAACCATTCAACCCTGTTTATAATATAAAGAAAAAATTACCCATCTATGCCAAAAGTTCAAAAAGTAAAAGTTTATATTGTGCAGGATATTACATAATTAAATTCCGTAAAGGATGGGTTAAATCATTCTGCCCAAAATTAATTACATTAGAACGATATCAGTATCAAGGACCATTCAAAACAGAAACAGAGATGCGGTCTTCATTAAATGCTATGAGCAGATCATGAAACAGCTCAATACACTACCAATAGAAGAGTTCTTAAATAGAGCTAGAATTGCGGCAAAAAGTAATCAAAAAACTGTAGTTTTAGACATAAAAGAGGCAGTTTCTTTAGCAGATAGTCTAGCAATAGCAATGACAAGACTAGCAGGCGAGTTAGATAGCACAATAACTAATGCACAGCCGGCTACTAGTTCATTACAGGTAAAAATGGATGGCGGAAATTTCTAAAATGTCATATAAATATATACGCACTTTTGGAGTAAGTATATATGAGCAGGCCGAAGCCAACTATTTTATTAGAAGTAACTAATAAAAAAACTTATAAAATTGAACAAGTATTGGAAGCGGATGCCATTTGGGCAGTATTCTACAAAGGCCTTCCAGTTAATCTAAAAACTTCAAGTTTAGTAGCACAACAACTTGGACCAAAATATAAAAAAGTTAGTTTTTCAAATAGCGGTCATGCCTTTAATCTTGCAGAAAAACTTAATAAATTATTTAATAGTACAGATTTTGCCGTTTATAAACTAACAACAGGTGAAGAAATAAAACCATGATAGACAAATTACAGTTGACAGAGAAATTATTAAGTCAACTGGGTTTGCCAACTGATAGTAAAACTGTAAAAAAATATGTCAATCATTGGTGGCAAAACCCAAGAAAGTCTAACCAAAATGGGTTTAGACTCACCCAAGAAGGTTTGGATTTTTTTGAAAATAAACTAAAGTTAACAAAATACTGTATAGATATTCCAGAAGATACAGTTTGGAATAATCAACTATTATTACGGTTGGATAAATTTATAGAATGTCCTTACTTCATTGCCCAATATTCCATTATTGTATTTAGAGAGAAAACAGCCGTAGAGCTCATTTTATTTGGCGGGAATATTCAAAGGTACGGATTAGCTAAAGCAATGTCACTAAAAAACAACAAGGATTCTACTTGACAACCTAGCATAATTCCTGTATAATTAATACTGTAAACAACGTAACATGTATTTTTTAGAAAGGTAACACATGTCTGAGAAACTTTCCTCCAATCGTACAGTTAGCCCCAACGAAGCTAAACGTAGTATTCGTAAATGTATTAAAATTCAACGCCCTGTATTCATGTGGGGCCCTCCGGGTATTGGTAAATCCGATATTGTTAAACAAATCGGTGATGAACAAGAACGTGAAATAATTGACGTTCGACTATCGCTTTGGGAACCTACTGATATTAAAGGCATTCCATATTATAACAGTGATCAAGGAACTATGACGTGGGCACCTCCGTCAGAATTGCCTACCGATCCAGAATCTACCGCAATTCTTTTCTTAGACGAATTGAATAGTGCCGCACCTGCTACGCAGGCCGCCGCTTATCAACTTATTTTAAATCGTCGTGTTGGTACTTACAAACTGCCAAACGGTGTTTCAATTGTTGCCGCAGGTAATCGTGAAACTGACAAGGGTGTAACTTATCGTATGCCTGCTCCTCTGGCTAATCGCTTTGTTCATATTGAACTTAAAACTGATTACGAAGATTGGTTGCAGTGGGCTACGTTAAATCGTGAACACGAACAAGTTGTAGGTTATGTTGGTTTTGCCAAACAAGATCTATACGATTTTGATCCAAGATCTAGTTCACGTGCCTTTGCTACTCCACGCTCATGGTCATTTGTTAGCCAATTGCTCAAAGATGACGACCTCGACGAAAACACATTAACTGATTTAGTTGCAGGAGCAATTGGAGAAGGTCTTGCTGTTAAGTTTATGGCTCACCGCAAAGTTGCTAAACAAATGCCAAACCCTACAGATATTTTAATGGGTAAAGTTGAAAAGATTACAATCAAAGAAATCTCAGCAATGTACTCTTTGAGTATCAGTATGTGCTACGAGCTTCAAGAAGCTGATATTAAGAAAGTTAAAAATTGGGATGCAATGGCCGATAATTTCTTCAAATTTATGATGGAAAATTTCCCAACTGAATTAGTTGTAATGGGTGCTAAGGTTGCATTGACTAATTACAACTTGCCATTTGATGCTAGTAAATTGGAACACTTTGATCGGTTCCATGACAAGTATGGAAAGTACATTATCCAAGCAATGGAAGGCTAAAATTAGGCTCTTAAGAGCCTTTTTTTGCTTGTTCTTTGGTAAATTTGAGTGTATAATAGTATATAGATGAAAGGAATGTTATGTCTAGCATAATGAAAACTGAAAAAATTAAAAGGCCAGTAAAAACTAAAGAATATTCTCAATCTGAAAAAAATAAGATTGTTGAAAAACTTATTCTTGCTAGAGTCGGTCTATTGCTCCGTCATCCATTCTTTGGCAATCTTGCTACTCGTTTAAAACTAATTGATGCCAGTGACTGGTGTGCTACCCTTGCCACCGACGGTCGTAATTTTTATTACAATAACGAATTTGTAGACAAACTCAAGCCTAAAGAAGCTGAGTTTGGATTTGCACATGAAGTGTTACATAATGTATTTGATCACATAGGGCGGCGAATGGATCGAGATCCTACATTATCAAATATTGCCGCAGACTATGCCGCCAATCAGATTCTTGTAGATGAAAAAATTGGACAAGTGCCTAATTTCATTAAAATTTTCCAAGACAACAAATATCGTGGAATGAGCTATGAAGAAATATATGACGAGTTATACGAAAAAGCTGAAAAAATTGATATTAGTAAATTAGGAGAACTACTTGATGAGCATTTAGATGACGACGGTGATCAAGAAGGTAGTGGTTCGGGAGACGACGAAGATGGAGGAAATCGTGGAAGCAACGGTCGTCCACGATTAACTGCTGAAGAGAAAAAAGCAATCCGTGATGAAATTAAAGAAGCTATGGTTGCCGCCGCTCAGTCTGCAGGTGCAGGTAAAGTACCTGCAGGTATTCAACGAATGATTAAAGACTTTACTGAACCAAAAATGGATTGGCGTCAAATGTTGCGTATGAATATACAGAGTATTATCAAAAGCAATTTTAGTTTTAATCGTCCAAATCGTAAAAGTCAACATTGTGGTGCTATATTGCCAGGCATGATGAATGAAGAAACAATTGATGTGTCAGTAGCAATTGACATGTCAGGTAGTATTTCAGACAAACAGGCTAAAGATTTTATCAGTGAAGTCAAAGGTATTATGGATGAATACAAAGACTTTAAACTAGATTTATGGTGTTTTGATACTGATATATACGGCTATAAACAATTCACTGGTGATAATTCCGATGAGATTATGGAATACGAATGTAAAGGTGGCGGTGGAACTGACTTTGAAGCAAATTGGAATTTCATGAAAGAAGAAGGAATTGAGCCAAAACGCTTTATTATGTTTACTGACGGCTATCCTTGTGGCGGATGGGGTGATGAGGAATATTGTGAAACTTTGTTTATTGTACACGGGAATGATGCCATAATTGCGCCATTCGGCCAGACCGCTCATTATAAATAAAGTAGGTAGATAATGGCACTATCGAGAAGCAGGGTAAACCCGTACAATGTACTCAAGTTAAGAAAACTAACGCACATTCCTTCTCATTTTGCCAAAATCTCAATATCAGGAATAGAAAATATTAATTTAATAGATACTTGGATATATCACAATTTAGATAGTAGATATTGTATTAAGTTTTCTTACATAGTAGATGATAATAAAAAATTAAAAGAAGTCTGTGAAATTGGCGTAGAAGATGCTAAAGAATTAACTATGCTAAGTCTAGGATGTCCATATCTAAAATAACAAGGAGATAAAAATGGAAAACGAAAATCAACCAGCACAAGAAACACAAGAACAACCAACAAGTACTCAACCAGAGCTTACTATTGTTGATCTACAAAATATCAAGGCAGTACTTGATGTATGCGCTCGTAGAGGTGCGTTTGCAGCCGGTGAAATGGCTAGTATTGGTGTTGTATACAATAAACTAGCAACATTTCTCGAAGCTGTTGCTCCTCAAGAAAAATCAGCCGAAGATACACAAGCTTCAGCTTAATAGGAGATAAAAATGAAACACGTTGGAAAAATGAAAAGCAATTCAGCAAGAGTTGTTGTTGTATATCGTACACTTCCAGATGATCCTTACAATTGTCTAGTAGTAGGAACACAGGGATTGGGTGATAGCTATCATGACTCTTTAATGAGTCTTATAGAACATGATGCTACTCAGAATGCCAACGAGTTAGCAGATGCATTGGCGTCACGTCGATTCCCGGACGGTAGTGTTATGTTAAGTTATCTTCATATCCATGGACACTTGAAAAAAGTTGCAACCAGTAGTGTAATGATGACTCCGGATAGTCAAACTTCTATTCCGTTGAGTGAATTAAATCAACTCATTGCAACCCAAAAAGGAATGGATTTAGAGGATCTTGCAGTTACTCCTGAAGGACAAACAACAAAACCTAAAAAGCCAAAAGCAAGCTCAGATTCAAACAGTGGATTTGATTTAACTCCCGCAGAAATGCGTAGTCGTGCAGATGCTCTATATAAAGAAGCGGCAAAATTACGCAAAGATGCAGATGCATTGGATCCTCCTAAAAGTAAGAAAAAGACTACTGCAGAGGCTGAATGAGGCATCCCGAACATTCTTACATTTTTGCTTTAAATGATATTTTAGAGACTGGCGAATCTCGTTCAGATAGGACTGGGGTTGGTACATTAAGTCTGTTTGGTATGCAAATGAGATTTGATTTAACTAAAGGATTTCCAGCAGTAACTACAAAAAAGTTAGCCTGGAAATCCGTAGTATCAGAACTACTATGGTTTTTAGAAGGCTCTGGAGACGAAAAACGTCTAAAAGAAATACTGCACGATGACCGAGATTCAGAAAAGAAAACTATTTGGTCTGATAATTTAAATTCCGAATACTGGATTAAAAATAAACGTCACACAGGCGATCTAGGAAGAATTTACGGAGTACAATGGCGTACTTGGAGAGCTCCTGTGTTTGGTGTTAACAAAATGGGTGTTAAACATATTGATCAATTAATGCAGTTAATTAATAGTATTAAGACAGACCCTAATAGTAGACGCCATATTATATCTGCATGGAATCCTGGAGAACTTGAACTAATGGCATTACCTCCTTGCCATATGATGGCACAATTTTATGTTAGTAATGGAAAATTAAGTTGTCAAATGTATCAACGTTCGGCAGATATGTTTTTAGGTGTGCCATTTAATATTGCATCATATGCACTTCTTACTCATATGTTAGCACATGTATGTGAGTTAACTGTAGGAGAATTGATAATTGTAATTGGGGATGCTCATATATATACCAATCATATTGATCAGGTTAAAGAACAAATATCTAGATCAGTATTACCATTGTCTAGTTTAATATTAAATTCGGAAATTAAAGATATTACAAAATTTACAATGAGAGATATAGAGCTAGCTAACTATCAATCTCACGGACCTATTACGGCTCCAATGGCTGTTTAAACTTTAACTTCAATTATACCAAATCCGTTACCACCTGGATAATCTTCTAATGCTGTTCCGAAAACAGCATTAGGTGAATCAATTTGATCATTAAACGCTGTACCAAATCCCGGTGTTTGCGCTGTAACTAATAAATCACCTTTTGAAATTATCCCAACTACTTTGCAAGGCACTCGACCTTTTAAAGCAATATAAGGATGTGTATCGTTATTTCCTGCATCACTATTCATTTTAAAGGCTGGATTGTTACTAACAATTCCTGCAACGGCTACATTACCTCTAACATTAGTTATAGTAACTTCATTTGGTCCACCTATTACTAATACCGTACCTTCATCGTAAATACTATCTGCATAATATCTTTCTGCTAGATCGGCAAATGTGGCTTCTAACGTGCTATTGCTAATTAATTTCCAAGCACCTCTAATTTGTCCGAAGCTAGTGTTTGTTCCGCCAGTGGCTTCAATTAAACTAGTTTCTATATTACCTGTATGTTTTCCTACTGTATCACCTAAAAAATTACCGCCCGTTCCTGTTTTAAAAGATCCAATAAAAGTAGTAGCGGTAATTGTTGTAGCAATTACATTAGTAGTAGAAAGATTAGTATTTGATATATTAGGTGTTGTAAGTTTTTGGTATATTGAAACATTATCAACATTTATTAACTGACTAGTTACAGTATTAATCCATCCATATGCAAATCGTGCTCCGGAAACTCCGAGGTCAACTCCACCATACGCTGTGTTAGGTTTAATTTGAAAATTTTCAATATAAAAAATATTTGTATTTGGATTGCCAAATACGTTTGTATTAAAACTTAATTTATTTCCATTAACAACTGTAATCTTACCTTCTTGTGAAGCATTGTCAGAATGGATTTGAAGCATACCAATAGGGGCTCCGATTACAACCCCTGCATCATTCGGAATAGTTAATCCGTAATTAATAGCATCATTAAACGTTTGTGCCAACAAATATTCGTTAGCGGCGTATTCGCCTAAACGTAGAGTATGTGCCGCAGTACCCCAAAAGTAGTATCCGCTATCCCAAGACTTACCTGTAGTAAGATCAGCGCCTGGTAATGAAATACCTTGTTTAATGCTTGGGAAATTCTGGAGTGCCAAATCATCGGCAGCGTACGGAATAAATTGATCACGAGATAGTACAGCTACTACTTCACGTTTCAGATCATCGGCAATAGTTGCTTTTAAAACAAACTTTTCTAAATCATCATTTGAAACAGCCGAACTTGCTTCAATTGTAACTCCAGTAAATTCTGAAATTTGCGGACCTATAAGAACGTATCTTGTACCATTGTTAAAGTATAATTTTTGCTCGTATTCGTTAAACCATAGATCACCTCGAACTGACCCATTAGGTCTAGCACTTCCGAGGTCAACATTGGTCATTGCTCTAAATCTAGAACCATCATATACTGTTAATTTTTTCTGAGAAGTATCATACCAAAGTTGTCCAATTACAGGAGATGACGGTGAAGTAGCATTGGAAAAATTTTCTAAAAGTTTGACAAGATTTTCATTTAAAATTTCACCATATCCGGCATAATTCTTTCCAACAAATGACAGACTAGTTGTCGTTCTATCAACTGACCCATCTGATATTGTGGCAAGTTTTTGACCGTTTGACTTATATAAAATATATGGCATTATTTTAAACCTTTAATCCTTGTAATATTTATAGAACAACTGCTTCAACTAATTTCACTGTAACATCGTTATTTGTTTCTAACGCAATGGCAAACACACCAGTAGCGTGAGGAACTCCTACAATTGCACATCCGTTGTCTGAGGCAATTAATTCATCACCTTTTTTAACAAATCCTGACACTTTAATAGGAATACGACCTTTTAATGCAACAATTGTGCCGCCTTCTAAATCTTTATTCATTAAGTACGCTGGATTGTTTGATACTGCACCAATGGCACGTTTGCCCCATTTACTTGCAGTAATTTCTTTGTCTCCGCCGATCATTACAACTGTACCAATTTCATAGTCTGCATCTGCTAGATATTTTTCTGCAAGGTCTGCATATTGTGCAGCCATTGCAATCCCGTAAAATCGTGTTCCTACAAAATCAGCGCCATATATGTTTCCGTTACTACTACGTTCAACAATTGTTTGTGCAACCGATGATGTTGAAGAATATACAAATGCCTCGGGATCAATTGAACTCATAACCGATAACGCACGAGTTGCTGTTAATGCCGTTCCTGCTCCAAATTCATTTTCTGCTTTCCAATAGGGAACACCATTACCAGAAACTAAAACACGAGCATTTGAAACAAAAGGAAGGAACGTAGTTCTTCCTGGACTTGTTTGATAAGGTATTCCTCCTTGTAGACCACCTGATAAATTAGTTGCAGTAGTTACATTACCTAAAATTGTTTCATTTGGTGAGGACCAATGAGGAGTTGATCCACTAGAAACCAATACACTAGTAGCTGTAGCAATAGGAATAAATGAAGTATATCCTGCGCTGGTTTGATAAAGAATAGATCCTAATACTCCACCTTCTACATTTGTAGAAGTTGTAGATAAATTAGCAAAGGTAGATCTTCCATGAATTTCAAAATCACCACTTAAATGATTTTTAAGGGTAATACCTCTATAAACATAAGGAATTCCGTCAATTGCATTTAAAGAATTTACATCATAACCCGATGTGCTAATTACTGCAACTGTTTCACCATCAATGGTAATCTTAACAATTGGATGAGGAGTATTATATAAATCACTAGTGGTGGTGGTGACTAATCGTGTTTCATTAAACCCTTTTGCACGTTCTGGCCCAATAATAGTATAGTCAGTGCCATTATGAATATATAATTGTTGATATTGGCTATCAAACCAAAGATACCCGCTACGTCCAACATCCGGTTTAGTATCTGAATAATGACTAATTGGTATTGGTAGCCAATCGCCGCCCGAAGATACTTTTAATCTGTAATCATCGGTATCATACCAAACTTGTCCTCTGATTGAATTTTCTGGAGGGCTACTAAATGCAAAATTTTCTACTATACGTAAAAAATTATTATTTTGAAATTCTCCAAAATTACTTAAATTTCTGCCAATAAAAGTGATGCTAGAAGAAGCATCGTCTTTTAAGCCGTCTGCTAGTTCTAATAAAATAGTTCCATCGGTTTTTCTAATTGTATAAGTCATTACTATTTTCCTTAGATAACATCACCATCATAAATCCAAACTAGTGCGCTATCAACTCTAAACTGTTTTATAACATATGATACTGTTGGTACTAATGTTTGTATTGTTGATGTTCCGGCTACTGCTGTTAAAACCTCAACAACGCTCGATGCGTTGTCTTTATCAACATAAATCTTTGCAACATTTAAATTTAAAGGAGTTGATGGTTTATTGACTGACACTGAAGAACAAAGCACTCTAATTCTAGTACCAGTCGATAAATCAAATACTTCATCTCCTATTTGATATAATGGATCAATATTGTTATTTTGAATTGGCATTAGTTTATCTAAATAAGAAATAATTTGTGATTCAACTGGTGCAGAAAAATTTGTTATATCTAAACTTAATAAAACACTAGCATTGTATCGTTGTTGTATTTTACTATCAACGTATTGTTTAGTAGCGGCATCGGTTCCTGCTGTAGGAGTTGCTACTCCTGTAATTTTTTTATTTGAAAAATTAATTGAACCGGTGCCAGTAGCATTTAGATATAAAGTTTGATCAGTGCCTGTAGATGTAATAGTATTATCTTTAATCCACATATTACCGACATTAAGATAATCTATATGTCCAAATCTTACAAGTCCCGGAGCTTCAGTTACAACAGACCCCAAACTATTACTAGTTAGTACGGTAGAGCTATTAATTTTATATACCTGTGTGGCCGCAATTCCATAACTATAAAAATAATTAATACTGCCAGTAATATCATTAACTGAGGTTAATACAATTGTAAGATCGTTTGTAGGAGTTTCTCCTCCTACATCAGTACCTAAAATTGTTAATAAAGAAGATGCAGTAGTAGAGGTACTATATTGTTGACCGGTTGAGTCAATTGTAACAATATAATTAGAATCTAAACTACTTACACTAAATGTTGCACTTGTTCCTGTAGTACTAATTGGAGTTAAATTAGTATATGTTCTTGTATCGCTTTTTAGATTAAGATTATCATTAACATTCCATCCTGCACCATCACCTGCCCATTTAATTTGATAATCATAATCACCATGTAATGTAATGCCGCCTCCGGCAGCTATTGAGTCTGACGGTGTTATTTGTCCAGCCGCTAATTCTATATTTTTATCAGTTATTGCTAAATTAACAGAGGTAATAAATGTTGTAGTTCCTGCAACTATTAAATCACCTTGTACTCGAGTATTACCAATAATATCAACTGGATATTCTGGACTGGTATTCCACACTCCCATAGAATTAGTATCTGATTTAAAATGAATACCTGTAATTATTCCGTCAACTGGATTAGTAATTCTAATTTGAAAATCGGTGTCAGAAACACTGTGTTGTATAATTCCGTTACCGATTGTATCAACACCGAGTGCAATATCTTGATCTAATCCTACATATAATCCTAAATTATTTAAAACAGAAAAAGTTCCTGTAGTGGCTTGATTAATATCATTTCTTAGTAACTTGTCTAATTCAATTCCCTGAACAGCATCTGCACTAGTTGCAGTTCCAACAAATCTAATATCGCTAAGATCTGTAATATATGGATTTAAATTAATACCTGGCTTAATTGAAGTTAATCCATCCATTGGCATATATAGATCAAAATCTTTATCAGACATTACTCCTATAAGATTGTTATCAGTATATAAAGAAGTAACGTATTGATCGCTGCCGTTAATATCTGTCACTGTTTCTGCAATCCATCCTGTTTTTCCGTATTTTACAGAATTAACCGGGCCTATAATTTCCTCATCTCCAGTAGGACCATTAGGAAAAAACTTTAACTGTTTGTTAATATTATCCCACCAAAAATCTCCAGTTCCTAATTCTGCAGGAAGTTGATCTGAAATTAATGCACCAATAACTGGTTTAAACAATTGATCAACAGTATAAACTTTTAAGCGTCCTTGACTTAAATCAAACCATAACTGCCCTACCACAGGACTTCTTGGCTCATCAACTGACGAAAAATTTTCTAATAGGCCAATAAGATTATTATTAAAATACTCTCCATAATTAGGAACGTTTTTTCCTATAAGAGAAATACTAGTGTTTTTTTCATCCACTTTTCCATCTGCTAAAATTAGCAAAGTACTTCCATCTGAATTTTTAATAGTATAGGCCATATTTTTAAGTCTTAATTATAAATCTAAGTGGTGGTGGATTTGACAATGCATTAGTTGCGGTATTTGCAAATAAACGAGAATCCATATTTGGAACTGCAAAAGTAGCTGTAGAACTGTACCCATATTTTGTTCCAATGATTTGATATAGCTCACTGTATGGGCCTTGTCTTGCTCTATAACTGCCATCACAGAATAACCAATCGGCCTGCGGATTCGCTGGGCCTTCTGATCGTCCTGGCGGAGTTGCTCCGCCGTACGGTAGTATTCCGCCTGTAGGAATTGCAGAATAAACTAAATCTGCAAGAAATGCGTTCTTTGAAATTTTTTGTAAAGTAGTTGAATCAATACTTGGTTGATAAATTAATATCTCATCTGTACCCGATATTGTAGTTGCTGTATTTTTTGTTTTAACAGAATCGCCATGTAATTTTAAATTAAAAGTTTTTGTTGTCGAATTATCGTTTGGAACAACTCCAACAGTCTTACCATCAAAAAATACAGAATAAACTAACCTTGCATCACCTGAAACTTTAAATTCTGTTTGTCTATATAATTTTTCAGCAGACCCGCTAGTATCATCTATCCCAGTCGACATCAATCTTCCATAAAATATAGTTGAACTATTTGTATAATCGGGACCCCTTACTTCTTTAACATATAAAGTTTCAAACGCATTAGTATTTGTTCCAATATTATATTTTTTATTTGTTCCTGTAGATGCCGGTTCTAATACTGTTGTTTTAACATTTTGACTAGGGTCGCCTAATATAATTTTATTTGTAAAAGTAGATTGTCCAGCAACACGAATTGCTCCTAAAGAAACAATCCCAGAAATATTTCCACCACCAACAATAGATATAGCATTTGATGCTGATGATGTTCCAATTATATTACTACTAAAACGAATTGACCCCACTACATCCATTTCATAATCCGGAGTTAATGTATTGATACCTACACGTTTGTTACCGGCATCAATTAACATTAACGGATTCTTATATTGAAGACCATTCGTATCAACTCCTTTGAAAGAAAAAGCTCCTCCAGGAATTGAATTTATAAATGTAGCATTAAATCCTTGTTTTTGTAAAGCAAATGTTGCTGTAGTTTGACCTATCAATAAACCATTATCGTTTCCAATTATTAATTGACCTGCTGTACGTTGATTAATATCATTTCTTATAAAATTATTAGCACTAACTGTTTCTTCTGCAGGACTTGTCTGTCTTAATGCATAAGCGGAAGCGGCAATTCCTGCCACTTGAGGTTTAATTCCGTTGAATGTTTTTTTAGTAACATTAACACCTGCAACAAGATTATCAAATCCTTCAATTCCTTGAACCGGAGTAAAAGAATCGCTGGTAATTATTTCTATAACATAATCGTTTATGTACATAAAAATTACATCATAAGTATTTCCATTAGTTGCTAATAATTTTGTAGGATATGGGCCTGTCCTTGATACAGAACTAAATGACGGACCAACTTGAATCCATTCGATGTCATTTCGAATATATAATATCTGGCTTGATGTGTCTACCCATATATCTCCTACTTGCCAATTTTCAGGTGCTATTGCTCCTTGATGTACTCCGTTTGTAGGTTTCCATGTTATACCATCCCACAACTTTAATTTGTCAATGCTAGTATCATACCATAATTGACCTATTACAGCACTTGCCGGAGAAGTACTATTAGAAAAATTTTCTAATAAATGTAAGAAATTTTCAGCAACAGCCGGACCATATCCTGGATAATTTCTACCAATTAAAGATAAACTGGTTGAATCATCTTTAGTGTTAGCATACACTGTGATAGATTTAGTACCATCCGAATATTGAACTGTATAGTTATTATTACTCATTATTACATTCCGTTAGTAAGACTTTGTATTCTTACTGTATAATCAATTTGTATTAGTCTATTTAAAGACTTTTGCACAGGATGAAAAATCACATGTGTTAATAACCGTGTTGTTCCATCTGCAGAATAGCTTACCAATCCTAATTCATCAAAAACATAATCACTATTTTGATTAGTGCTGTTATCAAACGCTTCTTGATCGCTAGGTTCTCCAAAATCTAATAAACAGGTTACTAGTAGGTCTGAATAATAGGTTCCTGTTATATGTCTAACTTCCATGAAGTTTCTAGTAGGGTCTCTATTCAAACTATTATTAGCATCAATGATTTTTGAATAAGTTTTATTATATAATGCAGAATTAATACCAGAAGTATTAGGTGTGAGATAAGTGATAATTCCAGTAGGATCTACTCTACTTCCGCCATTTCCAAAGTACATTTCACTGATAAATCCGCTTCCTTGATTTCCTATACTTTGTGCTAATGCATAACTAAAATTTTCATAGTGAATAGCATTCTTTTTATCAACTAAGATTTCTTTTGATTCTGGATCAAAAATCTTGATATGCCCTTGTAGGGATATAGAGCCGTTTTCATCGGGCTTAGTTATTGGGTTATTTTGTTGATTTTCAGTCATTTTATTATCTTTTGAATCATCCATAATGTTATTTATTCGCTTATAATCTATTCATATTTACAGCGGATTATCCGATACGATATATGCTTAGTATAGTACCGGTTAATGACGGTGTTTGATCACTGCCGATAGTCTGTGCTGATTGTAGAGTTATTGACATATATTAAA